AGATCGAAGCTCTAAGTTAGAATCCGCCGCATGACCGCGCGCGCAAACACTCCGTCCTCCAACGCCACGATGGCCAAGCGTGCCGACACCACGCCCAAAGCCGCCAGGGCAAAGCGCGGCGTGAATAAGGGCCAAGCTCTCGTCGCCCGAGCCCGCGGCACCGACACATCGAACCTCACAGCCGAAGAAATGGCGGAGGTGATCGACCCAGACAAGCCGCTCACCGAGAAGCAGCGGCTGTTTGTTCAGTATTGGGCCGAGGGTGACTCAATTCCCGGCGCCAGCCGCAAGGCGGGTTACAACGACGGTGCCGCCATCGCCTACCGCATGGTCAAGATGCCCAACATCCTGAAGCTGAGGGCTGAGATCGCGGCCAAGTACGAGGAGGCAGGGCAGGTGACGCGCAAGTCGGTGATGGACATGCACCTGGAGGCCTACGCGATGGCCAAGTTGATGAGCGAACCGGCCACCATGGTCTCCGCGGCTCGTGAACTGGGCAAGATGGCCGGCTATTACGCTCCGGTGGAGCACAAAGTGAAGGTCGACGTCACAGGGAATCTCGTTTTGGACCGCATGAACAGCCTGAGCGACGCCGAACTGCTCAAAATCATCAGTGGGGGCGCGAATGCCCCGCTGCCGGAGCTGTCGGCATGAACGACTGTGGCGTTTACCAGATTGAGCACCTCGCCTCGGGCAAAAAGTATGTCGGCAGCGCGGTCAGGGTTCGCCGCAGGCTATCAAAACACAAAACAGACCTTCGTGGGGGCTATCACCACAGCCAAAAGCTCCAACGTGCGTGGGCGAAGTACGGCGAAGACGCTTTTGTGTTCACTGTGCTCGAAGAAGTGCCGGATGAAGCGCGACTTTTAGTGCGCGAACAGCACTGGATCGACAAGCTCGGCACGCTGACCAATGGGTTCAACATCTGCCCTGTGGCGGGCAGCTGTCGTGGGCGTGAGCTCACACCTGAGCACCGCGCGAGGCTCTCAGCCTCGCTCAAGGGGCGCAAACGTCCACCAGAAGACCACGCCAGTCTGCTCGGGACAGCAAGATCAGCGGAGACACGCGCCCGGATATCTGCGGCAAAGAGGGGCAGGCCCATAAGCGCCGAGACACTCGCGCAGCGGTCCGCGTCCATGCGCAAGGCGTGGGCAACCCGCCGTGCCAATCAGGCTGCCATCACATGAAGACACCCACCCCCGCCGAGATTGAGCTGGCTTCCAGGCTGGTTTCCCGCCGCCGCCTGCTCCCCTTCGTCCAGCGCATCAATCCCAGGTACAAAGCAGGCTGGGTCCATGAAGACATTTGCCGGCGGCTTGAAAAGTTCAGCGAAGAGGTAACAGCAGGGCTCTCGCCCAGGCTCATGATCCTGATGCCCCCGCGGAGCGGGAAGTCGGAGCTATGCTCCAGGTCGTTCCCACCATGGCATATGGGTAAGAACCCGGACCATGAGATCATTGCCAGCTCATATAACGTCAGTTTGGCCATGACCTTCTCGAAGAAAGTCAAGGAGGTGCTCGAAGACCCGGCGTTTCACCCTGTGTTCGACATCCGGCTGAATCCGAACAACCAGAGCGCAGAAGAGTGGGGCCTGGACGGCACGCGTGGCGGCTACGTCGCAGCCGGCGTCGGGGGCGGCATCACCGGCAAAGGGTGCCACATCCTGATCATCGACGATCCCCTGAAGAACGCAGAAGAGGCTGACAGCGCGGACACGCGAGAAAAGCTCATGGACTGGTACGGCTCTACCGCCTACACCCGCCTCGCTCCCGGCGGCGGGGTGCTGGTCATTCAGACCTGCTGGCATGACTCAGACCTGGCCGGCCAGCTGCAGGAGGCCATGAAGGACCCGGAAGCCGACCAGTTTATTGTCGTCAAATACCCCGCCATCGCTGAGCATGACGAGTGGTATGACCCGGTCTCGGACTTGATTGTTGAGGATGAGCCGCACCACCCTGATCAGATTTTGTACCGCCGCAAGGGCGAAGCCCTCCACCCCGAGCGCTACGACCTGGACAAGCTCAACCAGATCAAGCGCACCATCAGCCCGCGGTTCTGGTCGGCCCTGTACCAGCAGAACCCGGTGCCCGACGACGGGGCGTACTTCCTCAAAGAGAACTTCAGGCGCGGCGCGCGCCCACAGGTCGCCCGCTCAAACGTCTACATCGCGTGGGACTTCGCCATCAGTGAAAAGAAGCAGAACGACTACACGGTGGGCACCGTGGTGCTGCAGGACGACGACGACGTGCTGCACGTGGCTGACCAGGTGAGGTTCAAGAGCGGCGACGCGATGTTCATCTGTGACGCAATCTTAGATCTAAGTAAGAAATGGTATAGTCCAGGCCAGCAGCTCGGCTTTGAAGACGGCCAGATCTATCGCGCAATCGAATCCATATTGAAGAAGAGGATGAGAGAAAAGCTCGTTTACCCCTCCATCACGGTCCTGAAGCCCATCACGGACAAACTTGCTCGCGCTCGCCCGCTCCAGGGCCGGATGCAGCAGGGGATGGTGTCGTTCAACAGCAACCCGGAAGAAGCTCCGTGGTACGACAGCTGCCGCCTCGAGATGCTCCGCTTCCCAGCGGGCGCGCACGACGACCAGGTGGACAGCCTGAGCTGGGCCACCCTGATGGCCATCGGCCGCCAGCCGCCGCAGAAGATCAAGCAAAAAGAGCCTGAGTCATGGCGCGACAAGCTCAACCACAAAGGCGCTGGCTCATTCATGAGCGCGTGAACACATGTCCTGCCCCAAATTCATCGTCGACTCCTTTGCTGTCCGCACGGCGGCGCATCTCTTACATCTAAGTTCGACCAATTACGCCCAGCATGTGGCGCTGGCTGACTTCTACACCTCCCTCGTCGGCCTGATCGACCGCTATGCCGAGGCCTACATGGCCATGGACGGGCAGATCAAGAGCTGGCCCTCCCCATCCAAGATCGAAGCCGTCGGCCCGGTCTCGCTGCTCGAGAACTATCTCGAGACCGTGCAGGCAGAGCAGGGTGAGGACGAGAGCGAGGCCCTGGAGAACATCCTGGCCGAGATCGAAGAGCTCACCATGGGCTCGATTTACAAGTTGAGGTTCCTGAAATGAACCACAACCTCCTGACCCACATGCTGTTCGTCGACGCGATCGTCGGCGTCGGCTTCCCCAGCCCCCAGGTAGCTGAGCACGCCGTCAAAGGTGGCCTGGCTACCGCAACTGGCACCCAGCACAACGAGAGCTGGGCCTGGACCCGCACCGCACTGGACGAGCTCGACTTACCCACATTGCAGGACCTGTACACAGGCCTGAAGCTCCACGAGGTGACCCATGCCCATTAATTCCGAGCTCTCGTACAAGACGTGGATGCGTTATGCAAGGGTCCGTGATGACGGGCACAGCAAGTACGTCGCCAAGGCCGACATGTGCGAGAAGTTCTTCGCCGGTGACCAGTGGCGTGACGCCGACCGGGCCCGCCTGGAGGCCGTGCAGCGCCCGGTGCTCACCATCAACAAGATCCTCAGCACGATCTCCAACGTGTTGGGTGAACAGATCAACAACCGCGCCGAGATCAGCTTCCGCCCCCGCAATGGAGCGCCTGCAGCCACAGCTGACGTGCTGAGCAAAGTGTTCAAGCAGATCAGCGACAACAACCAGCTCGACTGGAAGCGCAGCGACATGTACGCCGACGGCGTCATCAGCTCCCGGGGCTTCCTGGACGTGAGGCTGGACTACGGCGACAACAACCAGGGCGAGGTGCGGATCAGCAACATCAACCGCAAGAACGTCCTGATCGACTCCGACGCCGACGACTACGACCCAGACAACTGGAGCGAGGTGTTCACCACGAAGTGGGTCACCGCCGACGACATCGCCGTGCTGTACAGCAAGGCTGACGCTGAGCTGCTGCGCAACCGCGACAACAGCAGCTTCCCCTACGGCTACGACAGCATCCAGATGAACCGCGACCGCTTCGGCGAGGAGCGCACGGCTGCCTACAACACCGGCTACGACCAGAGCAACGTGCTGCGCAACATCCGCATCGTTGAGCGTCAGTACCGCGAGCTGGACCGCCAGAAGTTCTTCCTGGCGCCTCAGACCGGCGACACCCGCCCGATCCCCGACGACTTCAACCCCGCCCAGATCTCCCACTTCGTGCAGAACTACGGCTTCCAGGTCATCAGCAAGCTGGTGCGCCGTATCCGCTGGGTGGTGATCGCCGACAACGTTGTGCTGCGCGACGACTGGTCTCCCTACAAGCACTTCACGATCGTGCCGTACTTCCCGTACTTCCGCTACGGCCACACCATCGGCCTGGTGGAGAACCTGCTCGGCCCGCAGGAGCTGCTCAACAAAGTCACCAGCCAGGAGCTGCACGTGGTCAACACCACGGCCAACTCGGGCTACAAGGTCAAGGCCGGCTCGCTGGTCAACATGACCGTGGCAGAGCTGGAAGAGAAGGGCGCCCAGACCGGCCTCGTGATCGAGGTCAACGGCGACCCGGACAAGGACGTGCAGAAGATCGCTCCGAACCAGGTCCCGCAGGGCCTGGACCGCATCTCGTATAAAGCGGAAGAAAGCATCAAGAGCATCTCAGGTGTGTCCGACTCTATGCAGGGCATGGACCGCGCCGACGTGGCCGCCAAGGCCATCCAGGCCAAGCGCCAGGCCGGCGGCACGAACCTCGTCAAGCCGATGGACAACTTGGTCCGATCGGACTACATCCTGGCACGTAACGTGCTGGACCTGGTGCAGGAGTTCTACACCGAGCCACGCCTGATGACGATCACCCACGATCAGGTCACCGGCGAGAGCGAGACCTTCGGCATCAACCAGCCCAACCCCGAGCCGCAGACCGGTGACGAGGAAAACCCATACGAAGAGATCATCAACGACCTGACGCTGGGCGAGTACGACGTCGTCGTCTCGAGTGTCCCGCGCCGCGAGACTCTGGAAGACAGCCAGTTCGAGCAGGTCATGGCCATGCGCGAGGTGGGCATCATGATCCCCGACAGCGTGCTGATCGACGCCAGCCGCCTGATGAACAAGAAAGACATCATCAAGCAGATGGCCGGCGACCAGACCAGCCCCGAAGCCGTCGCCGCCAAGGAGCTGCAGCAGCGCGGGCAGGCCGCAGAGGTCGCCAAGGCAGAAGCCGAAGCCGCCCAGAAGCAGGCCGACACCGGCCTCAAGCAGGCCAAGGCGCAAGAGACCACGGTCAAGGCCCAGGTGCTGGCGAACACGCCCATCACCGAGCCCACTGGGCCTCAGGGCAACCCGGAGCTGGAGATGGCCCAGGCCGAGCACGACGCTGACATGAAGGAGCGCGAGCTCGCCCACAAACAGCGCATGGACCTGATGGAGCACGCCCGCAAGAAGCAGGAGACCGACGACAAGATGGCCCTGCAGCAGCAGGACATGCAGCAGAAGCGCCTGGACGCCCGCGTCAAGGCTGCTCAGGACGCCGCCACTGCAGCGGCAAAACCCACCAAGGCGGAAGCCTAACCACCACTGAAAGCGCACTATGAACCACGAAAACATTGCTCGTGTCTGCCACGAGGTCAACAAAGCCTACTGCGAAGCGTTGGGCGACACGTCCCAGCCCACCTGGGAAGACGCCCCACAGTGGCAGCGTGAGTCCGCCCGCATGGGCGTCGACCTGCACACCATGGGCAACTTCGGCCCCGAGGCCAGCCACATCAGCTGGATGAACCAGAAGCTCGACGAGGGCTGGTCCTACGGCGCCTTCAAGGACCCGGAAAACAAGAAGCACCCGTGCCTCGTGCCGTTCGCCGAGCTGCCCGTCGCCCAGCAGGCCAAAGACTTCATCTTCCGCGCCATCGTCCACGCGCTGCGAGGAGAGCCAGCATGATCAAACCCACCATCGGCCGCAAGGTCTGGTTCCGGCCAGCCGCCGTGTCTACCTTGAACGGCAAGGCAGTCAACCACTTCATCCCTGACCAGCCGTTCGACGCCACCATCGTCTGTGTCTGGGGTGACCGCATGGTCAACCTGCTCGTCGTCGACCACGGTGGTGAGACACACGCTGTGCGCTCCGTCAC